AGACGCGGGCTGAACCCTGCCGCGCGCGCGCCTTGGTTCAGCCGGGCGATCAGCTGGCCGCGATCTTCAGCAGCTTGATGGCATCAAAATTCTGCACCCCGCCACCGACGCGCTTGGTGGTGTAGAAATGCACATAGGGCTTGTTGGTGAAGGGATCGCGCAGCACCCGGATGCCGAAGCGGTCGACGATCAGATAGCCGCGCCGGAAATCCCCGAAGGCAATCGGGAAAGCTCCGGCGGCGATATCGGGCATGTTGTCGTCATCGCTGATCGGATAGCCGAGCAGTGTCGCCGGCTGGCCAGCCTGGACCGGGGGCTGCCAGAGATAGAGTTCCTCGGTCTTCGACTTCAGCTTGCGGATCGCCGCCTGCAGCGAGCGGTTCATCAGGAAGCGCGCATTCTGCCGGTAGCCCTGCTTCAGCCCGTAGACGAGGTCGATCAGCGCATCGACGCCGTTGTGGCTGGCATCGGTCAATGCGGCCGCGACGCCCGAGGCGGTGTAGCCGATCTTGCCCCATGCGTAAGAGGCATTGGCGACCGTGTCATAGGCCAGGATGCCGCGGGGCCTGTTCACCCCGTCGCCGGTGATGAAGGCGGCAGCCTCGGCCTCGGCGAAGGCGGTCGAGACCTCCTCGGCCAGCCAGGCGGCGATATCGACGCGCGCATCGTCGAGCAGGGTCTGGGTCGCGGCGGGGTTGGCGTAGATTTCCATTGCCGGGAAGGCCAGTTCCGCCAGGGTGGGCGTGGCGGTCTCGGGCCGGGCCTGGCGTTCGCCGACCCAGCCGGCTGCGGCCCCGCCCTGATTGACCAGCTTCTTGTAGCTGCCGGCCGAGATCGAGATGACACTCGCAATCGCGCGCATGGCCGAGACCGAGCCCAGCACCCGGTCGATAATATGTTCCATCTGGTCGGGGACAACATAGCCGCCATCGGGATCGCTGTCGGTGCGGAGCGCGGCCTTCACCTCCAACTCCCGCAACCCGGCCTCGACCCCGCGGCGGAAGAACTGGTTGAAGGCGCGGGCGTGCTCGCGGGTCTCGGGGCTGTCCGCCCGATCCGCGCTGCCACCACCGCCGCCGAGCCTGGCCGCCGCCAGCACGGCATTGGTCTCGTCGAGCGCGCCCTGAAGCCGGGTGATCTCGGCATTGATGCGTTCCACCTTCTCGGCCTGCACGACATCGGCGAAGCGGGCGTTGATGCTGCTGATCTCGGCCTGATGCTCGTCCTTGAAGGCGGCGAAGGCACGGTTCAGGTCGGCGAGGATGGCGTTCGCGTCGCCGGTCACGGCGCGCACGCGAACGGCCCCGTGGATGCGGGGGGATTTCTGGATGCCCATGGGCTTCTCCTTATGAGCGGATGATATCGATGAGCTGCCGGATGGCGCTCAGGGGGATGCCAGCGTTCTGCGTGGCGGGTTCGGCAGCGTTCCGCGTGCCGGTGAGGTCTCTCAGCATCGCGCGCCGCGCGGATCGCGGGATACCTTGCTGGGCCAGTGCCGCGTCTATGCGGCGCCGCGCCTGAATGTCGGGGCGCGACTGCGCGCCGCTCTGCGGTGACCGCGCGGGCGTGCCGGCGGCCGAACCCTCGACCATGCCGTCGGCGATCCCGGCCGCAATCGCCTCCTCGGCGCCGAGAAAGGTCTCCGCGTCGAGCAACGCGGCAATCTCGACCTGTGGCCTGCCACTGCGGGCGGCATAGATCCCGGTCAGCGCGGCATCGAATGTCTCGAAGAGCGCAGCGGCCTCAGCCATATCGTGGCGATTGCCGATCACCACGCCCCAGGCATTGTGCAGCATCAGGAAGCTGCCGGGGCTCATGTGGATCTCGTCGCCGGCCATGGCGATGATGGAGGCCGCCGAGGCCGCGAGGCCCAACACCTCAACGGTGACCGCGGCCGGATGGGCGCGCAGCAGGTTGTAGATGGCAATGCCCTCGAACATGTCGCCGCCCGGGGAGTTGATCTGCACCGTCACCGCCTGCGGCCCGATCCTGCGCAAGGCCGCTGCGATCCGGCGCAGGCTCACCCCGCCGCCCATATCATCCTCGCCGATCACGTCGAAGATGGTGATGGTGCTGTCGCTCTCGGTGACGGAAGTGACCTGCGCGGCGACCGGTATTTCGGCCCAGCGGACCAATGCGTCCGATGGCGCATCGGCCTGGAACGCCGCGGGGCGCGGCAAGGCCGGTCCGGCAGGAAGATCACGCAGGCTCATCGGAAACTCCTTCGCTTGTGGGCGCGTCTGCATCGTCACGCGCGTCCCCGGCCGCAGCCGTCATGTTGGGCGGCGGATAATAGATGTCGCCGCCGTCACGTGGATTCTGGTCCTCGAGCGCGCGGATCTCGTTGGGGCTCCACACACCCCATTGCAGACCCTTCACATAGGCCTCCCAGCGGGCCCGGATGTCGCCCTTGACGAGGGCGGCGCGGTTGAAACGGGCATAGAGCAGATCATCCGCGCCGATCAGGTCGCGGTCGATCGCCTCCTCCCACATGGTCAGGTGATCCTCGAGCGTATAGGCTACGAAGCCGATCGACTGCTGCTCGATGCCGGTGCCCCAGCTGGTGGACTTCTCGGTGTCGCCGATCATATGCGGCGGCACCCCGAAGAACATGGAGATGTCGGTGCGGCTGAACTTTCGGCTCTCGATCCATTGCGCATCCTCGGCGGTCATCGCGATACGGGCGTAATCCATACCTTCCTCGAGAATGAGGTGCTTGCCTTCCTGGTCACCGCCGGCGCGGAATGCCTCGAGCCCGGCCTTGAGATTGGCCACCGCCTCGGGTCCGAGCTTCTGCGGGTGCCTGAGCACGCCCGAGACCCGGGCGCCATTGCGAAAGGTGGTGGCGCCATGATCCTCCATCGCCAGGGCCAGCCCGATGGTCTCGCGGGCATAGGCGATGGGTGAGACACCTCGCACCCCATCCAGCGTCAGCCCGACCAGATGGAACACCTCATCCTGGCGGAGCCGGATGCGCCGTCCGTCCTGGCGGGTGTAGATGTATTCCAGCCCGAGGTCGTCGACCTGATTCACCTCGACCCTATCCGGATGCAGCGGGATCAGCGCCTGCACGGTGCCGCGCGAGCGCACGATCATGGCATAGGCATTGCCGCGCAAGAGCAGATGCGCCTGCAGCATCCGGCGGAACTGCGATGGCGTTTGCCAGCGATTGGGCCTTCGCCGCAGCAGCTGCCAGATCGGGGCATCCGAGGCATCCTCGCGGGTCCGGGCATCGACCCGGCGCTTGATATGCAAGGGCAGCGTTGCCACCGCGCCGGAAATGATCCGCACGCAGGCATAGACTGCCGCCACCCGCATGGCGCTGTCCGGCGTCACCGCCATGCCGGAGCCGCTGACCGCCCCGGCTCTCAGCGCAGCGTCCAGTTCGGCAGCGGAGGTGATGACCAGCCCGCCACCCGCCTCCTGGACGGACGCGCGCGGTGATGGGGCGTGCGGAGGCGAGGCCGCAGGCGGGGCGCCTGCAAACCAGCGGGACCAGAAGGACATGGGCATTCTTTCCGTAAGACGGGTAGCCTACAGCACCAGGATGCTGCGGCTGTCATAGACCGAGCGGCCGGCATTGACGTCGCGCAGGAGCGCCCGGCCGAGGGCGTTGCAGATCGCGACAATGCCGTCGATGCGCTCCGAGGAGCGTTCCTTGTCCGGCTTGATATTGCCGGCCGGATCATGGCGCACGGCGACATTCGAGGCATTCCAGCGCAGCACCGGATGGCCGCCATGCCACAAGAGCCGCGACACCGAGAGCCGCTCAAGTTCCGCGGTCGGCGCCGCCATGCTCAGAAACCCCTGACCGAACTGCACCAGGTTGATCCCCTCATCCTGCAGATGCTGGACGATCTCTCCGGCGAAGGTGCGGTCGTAAGAGAGCTCGCGCAGATCGTAGCGCCCCGCGAGTGCGATGATCTCGGCCTCGATAAAGGCGAAATCGGTGGCATTGCCGGGGGTGGCGGAGAGGAGCCCCTGGTTGCGCCAGGTATCGTAGGGCACTCGATCGCGCTTACCCCGGCGCAGAATATCTTCCTCAGGCACCCAGAAGCGGGGCAGCACGATCCATTTCTCGGCCAGATCACCGAGCGCGGGGTCCCCCGTCGGTGGGAACAGCAGCATGAAGGCCGAGAGGTCGTTGACCCGGGCGAGATCGAGCCCGCCATAGCATTCGCGGCCCAGCAGCTTCTGCTCCAGATCATCCAGCCCGGCGCGGATATCTCGCCAATCAGCCCCGTCACCCGGCCCGCCCTCGGCCCAGACGCCCATGTCGAGCCAGCGGGTGACCTGTTCGGTCCATTCATTCAGCCGCAGCCGCCGGATGGCGTTCTGCTGCGCCGGCATCTCGCGAGCCTCGTCGATCTGGCGCTTCAGGTCGTCCGGCTTCACCGTCACGCCAAGACTCGGATTGGCCTTCACCCAGACCGCAGGATCAGTCCAGTCATCGCCTTCATCGATTGTCGCGATGAAGGCAAACCAGCTATCGGCCGTCTCATGCGGCACAGACCCTTCCAGCGCCTTGACCGAGAACTCGTGATGCTGGCGACAGACCGAATGGCGGTCATGGCCGGCGGTGGTGATCTCGACGATCAGCGGCTGGCGCCGGGCACCGGTGGCGGTGTTGAGCTTCTGGATGATCTCCGGTCCGGGATGTTCATGCACCTCGTCCACGGCGGCCAGATGCACGTTGAGCCCGTCCATCTTGCTGGCATCGGCCGAGAGCGGCCGGAACCACGACGCGGTGGGCAGCACCGCGAGGTTGTTCACGGTGCGCGTCACCCGCGCTGCCAGCGCCGGGCTGGAAGCGACCATGCGCTCGGCCTCGCCGAACACGATGCGCGCCTGATCGCGGGTGGTGGCCGCGGCATAGACATGCGCGCCGGCCTCGCCATCGGCGATCAGCGCGTAGAGCGCGATGCCTGCGAGCAGCGCGGATTTGCCATTCTTGCGCGCCACCTCGACATAGGCAGTGCGGAACCTCCTGAGCCCATCGGCGCGTTTCCAGCCAAAGACGGATCCGACCGCGAAGGCCTGCCACGGCTGCAGCACAAAGGGCTGGCCGGCCCATTCCCCGGTCGAGTGCCGCAGATGGCTGAAAAACTCGATCGCGTGCAGCGCGGCGGCGCGGTCCCAGGAGAG